AAACTGCCTCTCGATCCAGGCGTCCACGGTCTCGGCCAGCTCGTCCATGTTGTCGTCGGAGAGCCCGAGATAGGGCCGCGCCGGGATCGCCTTGCCGACCTCGGCGCCGCCAAACTGGTGGATGGCCGCGTAGACCAGGTTGGAACCGACCTCGGCCTGGTCGCCGTAGAGCTTGTGATGGATGCTGTCGATCAGGGCGCCGGAGCGCTCCAGCATCCGGCGGCCGCGATAGCCTTCCGACCACGGTGCCCACGCCGAACCGTCCGGCGCGCGCTTCTCCTTGCCGAGGCGCCGGCGAGTCTGGCTTTCGACTGTCGCGGCGATGTCGGCGACCAGGGGCGAAAGGTCGGTAGAGCCCAGCGCCTGGATCCTGCGCCGGACTGTCTCCATCGCCTGGAGGTCGATCTGAAGGGCCGTCCCGGCCATGTTCAGAGCCCTCTCAGACGGTCACGGCTGAACAGCCGCTTCGATCCGGACATCAGGACCGGGGTCTTGGAAACGGTCGGCTGCGGCGGGGGCAGGTCCAGGGTCGCCTTGCCGTCGGCCAGGCGTCCGAGAAGCTTCAGCGCGTCCTCGTACCGTTGCCGCTGCTCGTCCGTCAGACCGCGGCTCGGGCCGGCGAGCTTGTAGATGGCGATGTCGATGGCGAGATCGCGGATGAGATCCGGTACCGACGCGAGCGGCGTCGGCCAGCGGACTGCCAGATGGCTGTCGATCAGGGCCGACGCGGCCGCGAGGGCGCGCTCCACGGCCTCGGCATTGATCGTGCCGTCGCGGTCGTGGTCCGCGATCGAGATCAGCTCGTCCTCGCCGATGGCTGTGATCAGGTCCTGGAGGGTCGCGTAGGTCATTGACAACCTTTGATGCCGTGCCTGCCGGGTCGGAGATCAGGCCCGAACCCGGCAGGACTTCCGTGGCCTCCCGCGGCGGCTTCCCTGTCCACCGCCGGGGTGCAAGCGGCCGGCTCGCCGCAGGTTATTCCCTGCCGCCCGACCGGCCGGCCCGGCCGGCCGCCGTCTTGCTGCCGCTTTCGGCGTTCTCAGCGGCCGGTGGATCCATCTCGTCGACGACGAGCATCGGCTCGGTCCGGAGCTGGTCCAGCTGCATCGCCGTGAACTGGGCCTTCGGGTAGAACCGTGCTTCGGTGCTGTGCGCGATGCCGGCGCGACGGAAGCCGTCGACCTTGGCGATGATGCGGATGTGATCGGCCATGATCGCCTCCCCTTAGAGCCGCTGCTCGACGTGGATCTCGACGAGATCCCGGTTGGTGTTGGTGGCGCCGTTGGCCAGGCGCTCCGCCTTGATCACCTCGTTGGCGGCGCCGCGCAGGCTGGTGGGGACGACCAGCAGGTTCGGCTTGTTGTCGAGAACCCGGCCGTAGTCGCCCTTGATCGCGCACATGGCATCGTAGGCGGCGTTGAAGTTCTCGGGTGTCAGCTCCTGCTTGGAGGCGTAGGCCATCTGCCAGAAGCCGTAGGCGGCAGCCGAGCGGAGGCGGACACCGTAGAGGTACTCGTCGGCCATGAAGACGTGCTCGTCCTCGGGCTTGTCCTTCCTCGCGAACTCGATTTCCGTGCGCTTCTGGTAGATGAAGGGCTTCCGGACCTTCCGCGTGCAGACCAGGTACCAGGCCGCGCCCGATCCGCCGCCGAAGTTCGAGACGCTGGTCACCTTGCCGTCCTTGTCCAGGACCGGATGGTCGGTGTCGAAGAAGTACTGGCCGTCCCAGGTAACGGTGCTGAAGCCGGCAGGCAGCAGGTCCCAGACTAGGCGGTCCGGCGTTTCGGCCGCCGCTTCGCCCAGCATCCTGAAGGCTGGCGCGTAGACACCGAGATTATCGTCCTCGATGTCGGGACGCTTGACGCCGTAGGTGCTCTCGAAGGTCTTGTTGACGACCCGGAAACCGTCTGCCTCCAATCGGTTGATGAACCGTTCGCCGATCCACTCCCGGGTGCCCGGCAGGTTCTTCAGCCAGGGATAGATGTTCTCCCGACCGTAGGACGGCACCTCCATTGCGATCTTGGGCCAGGTGCTCTCGACGCTTTCGATGCCCTGGTTGAAAGCGGTGTGGAAGCCGACGGATGCGGCGTGGAGAAGCTGCGGCGTGATCACGCGCATTGTGATGGGTCCCCCTTAGAACTCGACCCAGACGCCAGCGGCGTCGACGTCGATGATTTTGCCGGCGATGGACCGCGTGCCCTCGCCGTCGGTGGCGGCGACGGTCTGGTCGTCGACGATGTAGGCATTAAGGCCGATGTGCTCCCGACCGACCGGATCGGTCCCGTCGTTGTCGAGCTGGAAGGTGCCGCGGGAGACGGTGACAACGACGTCGCCGTCGGTACCGGCCGAGTTGTCGGCGTCGTCCTCGATCACGCCGACCGCGATCAGGCCGGTAGCCGCCCGACCCGGCTTGAGATAGCCGGCATCCAGCACACCGATGCCGCCCGCGAAGACCTTCGCGCCCGCCGCAAGCGGATGGGCGATCCGGTTGCCGGCGCGACTGGGCGTCCGCCGGCCCTTGGTGAGGGCTGTCATGTCAGTTGCTTCCCTTCGTCTTGAGGTAAGCCTCTTCGGTGATGCCGAGCTGGCGGATCACGGCCCGCTCCTCGTCATTGAGCGCTGTGGCCGCCCCCTCGGGCGCTGCCGGCTTTCCGTCGAGATTGCTGGGGGCGACGATCTTCGGCGCGCTCGACACGAAGTTCTTGAATTCGTCGAGCCCGCCCTCGCGCCGGCACTGGGCGCGGTAGTAGTCGACGCTCGCCGGCACGATCTTACCGTCCTTGAGCGCCGCATCGATCACCGCCTCGATCTCGGCATCACGCGCCTGGTCCTGGAGCTGCTTCAGCGTCGCCTCGGCGTTGGTCGCCCGCTCCAGGGCCTGGTCGTAGTCGGCCCGCGGAACGAACCGGGCAAGGTCCGGGTTCTCGGCCCTGTTCAGGGCCTTCTCCTTGTCCGCCTTCAGCTTGGTGACGGCGGCGAGGATCTGATCCTCGTTCGCGCCGTCGACCAGGTCGAGGGCGGCATACACCTGCGAGAGGTCCATGCTCTTCACTCCGAGTCGTGAGGGATCGGCCTTGTTGAGGGCCGCCAAGGGAAGGTTCGGCTCATGCACGAGCCCGGCGCCGCGCAGCTCGACGATACGGCGGGTTGCCTTGTCGTGGAGGAAGACGGGCGAGATGTAGCGATAGGCACCGGTGCGGACGTCTTCCGCGCCCTGCGGCGTCCAGACGACCCGCCCCCAAACCCCATCCGGCCGCGCCTCCAGCTCTTCGATGTGGCCCGCCGCCGGCGCGCGCTCGCCCGCCGGGCTCTTCCGCTCCGACCCGTGCTCCCAATCGATTACGAGCGAGCGGCCGAGGCGCCGGTGCGCCTCGATCAGTGCCGCGGGTTCGGGCAGCACCCAATTGCGGCCGTCGCGGCCGACGATGGTCGGGCCGGCCGGCAGCAGCTGGATCCACTCAGGCGCAGCCTCCAGCGGAAGCTGGCCATTGATGGCGATCGAGAGGGCGGAGGTGACGGTCGCGGTCTTCATCACCGCGATCATCGCGATCGGCGCCACCCGGGTACGCCTGAAGTGCTTCAGGCGCCTCTGGGGAGATCCGTGGTGCGTGGGGGCGGTTCTAAGAGGCCGGTAAGAGGCCTAAAAGGCGGCCAGGACGCGCGATCGCGCATTTCAGAGGCGATCGGGGCGGAAATGCCGACGCGATGATCCTGGCGCTTCAGACGCGGCCGGTCAATCCTCGGCGACGAAACCGTCTCGTTCGAGATCGGCGCGGGCCACCCGCGCCAGGTCTTCGGGCATGGCGTCGACCTTGTCGGCGAGCATCCGCTCCAGGTTCCGCTGCCGCGCCTTGCCGGGGTTGGTGTCCCACCCCGGGTCGATCCCTTGCGGGACCTGTAGCACCTCTCCTGTGCGGTTGTTGCGCCAGGTGCGGGTCGGAACCGTCGGCGCCATGCCGACCCGCAACCCCTCGCGCCGCAACTGGACCGGGCCGACCTGGCGGACCCGGCACTTGCAGCCCCAGCCATTGGGCGGCATGTGCGTGTCCCAGAACGGATCGTCGATCGGCAGCACGAGGCCGGCCAGGGCCGCATGCTCAGGCCTGTGACGCTCGGACGGCCCCAGCTCATAGACGAAGTACGGGAGGGCTTCCTTGGTCCGCTGCGCCCGCTCCCACTGGCCAGCCGCCCGGGCGGTGCGCAGGTTGGCGCGGTAGATGGTGCGCAGCCGCCGCGGGCTGCCGAGCTGGACCAGCTGACGCTCGCCGGTGGCCGGG